GGCCAATGTCGCGCTTTTCAAAGCGCAACGGCCCCGGCTTCTCAATCATGGCGTCAAAGTTCTGCAAAAGCGTCGCAGTTTGATTCTCCACACGCTCGCGCAAAGGCTGGCCGACATCACCAAGCTTTGCAGTCTCTTTCTCAAACTGCAGTTGCTCGTAGTCTCGCGTGCGCTGACCTGCGGTCAATGCACTAGGCCCAGTCATCGGCACAGGCAAGTTTGCAGCCGTCTCAACGCGCTGGATCTCAACAGGCGTAGCAGCAGCCCCTACAGAACCACCAGCGGGCGCTCGCCTGCCTACAATGCCACCTTCACCACCAAGGCCAACCGTCTGCGCTGCTCGCTGGATTGGCGCAGCCATCGTTGCACCAGCTTCGCGTGCTGCCATAGACACTGCTGGCCTTGCCTGAGATACGCCTGCAGCAATCGCACCAGCAGGGCCGATAACCGGCACATACGGAGGCAAAGTCTGCAAGAAGCGACCAGTGGCAGCAGCCATCTCTCTGGCCGTTGCACTGCGCGGCTCATACGTCAACGCACGAGCGCCTTCGCCAGCAGCCGCTTGAATCATTTGATTGGACTGCTCAGTTCCAAATCGCCCAGACAGAATGTCGCTGGCAATCTGGCGTCCGCCGCCAAGCAAGCCACCAAGCAAGCCTCCAGTGGCTCCTGTGACAAGCGTGGCTCCAGTCTCAATCGCGCCGCCGAGCCGCTGACCAACGCTAGGCTCAGGCGTTACAGGAGGGGCTGCAGCAGCTTGTGCAGCCATATTCTCCTGAGATTTTGCCATCTCATACGCCTGAGCAACCGTGTTGAACTCAGGCGTGCCTTGCTTGGCCTTGTTCTGGACGATCCAAGCGGCGTATTCAGCAGCGGTAGCCATTAGCGCTGACCTCCGCGAATGATGGCATCAGCTTGGCTCATGACATCAGTAGCAGCAGCAGCCCTAGCAGGCTGTGCAGGAATCGGAGCGCCTTGGCCTGGGATCTGCGAAACCAACTCATCAGTGCGTCCACGGTAGCGCTTGGAGACATCTTCACCGACACGCTTTGAAAAATCAGCAAACGTCTCACCAGCTCTGACAGTGTAGTCTCCAGCCATGAAGTTCTGATTGGCTCGCGTCAATACGCCTTTGTTACCTGCTAGCCAGTCAACTTTCGCACCTTCAACACCGGCATTGATGTCTTGCATCTTTGCCATGCCGCGCAAGAACGATGCGATGTATCGTGCATTAGCAGTTTCAGGAGGGAATCCCTTCAATGCCAATTCGATGTCTCGATCAGTGGCAGGCCCCGGAGGGAGCGACTGAATTGCAGAACTGTTCCTAAGCCTAACGTATTCTTGGCGTAATTGCGTTGAGTAGTCTTGTTGTCCAGTATTTCTGTCAAGAAACTCTTTCGCGCTTGAGAACGCACCATAACCACCGCCAAGCTTCTCAAGGTTCGTGGCCAAGGCATTGAGTTGCCCTGCTTGTTGCTTGGAAGCAGCGGCAACAACAGCGGCATCATTGACCAGTTTCTGAGAGCCAGCGGGAATGGAAGTCAGCTTGTCAGAGATGTTTGACAGACGCTCTGCGATCTGAGACCTGATGTTGTCAGCATCCAAACTAAGACGAGAACTTCTGTCGCTGATCTGGCTTTGAAGATTTCTGACGTTCCAATTTTTCTCGTTAAGGTTTGCCTGATTCAATTGATCAGCAAATCTTGCATCACTGGCGTCTTTGATGGCTCTTGACTGTGCGCTCCCCAAATTAGCAATAGCCAACGGTCTAGCAAATTCACTAGCAACGCCTGCTTGTTTTGCCGCTTCTGTTGCGGTATCAGCTTCGGCGTTTGCCTTGCGTAATCCAGGCCCAAACAACGCCTCTTGACGTCTCGTTTCCGCCGCCTTAGCAAGCGTCTCAACCAATTCTTTACCGCCGGGAGCCGCCGCAACAGCACCTCCAATGATCTTGAATGCTGCTGCTGGATCATTTTCAAGAACCCTCAAGGCAGTTGTATACGTCGCCTTCTCTTGCGGGTCTGTAGTCACATCGGCGTATTGCCTGATCAAATTTGATGCAACCTCACTGTTCCCTGCATCAACAGCAGACAAAATTTGCTGCGCTCTTCCGAGACTAGCCTGCGCTCGCTCCTTGCCCATCAACTCAAACTGCTGCCGCATGGCATTGGCTTGCTCTGGCGGAATAAACGCCGAGTAGCGCATCAAATCCTGCACCGTCGGGTTTTCAAGACCGAAAAAACGCTGCTGTTCAGCAATTGCAGTTTGCTGTTGCTGCGCCTTCAGTTGAGCCTGATTGCGCTGCGCTTCAATGTCAGCAAGAGTAGTTCCAAGTTTCAGACCCTGCACGGCCTGCTCAAAAGGCGATGCGACGTTCAGCGTGTAGTTGAGTGGTGCGACCATGATCGTTCCTTACATTCCAGCAGCGCCGCCAGCGATATTCATCGCTGCTTCGTTTTGGAGTGCATACATTTCGTTAGAAGAAGGCAATCCCTGACCACCAAACAAAGACCCAAACGGCGACTGCTGCCCACGACCAATTTGGAAACCCGCATACTGAGCAGGAAGGCCGAACAACTGAGCCTGTGCAGCCCCTGCACCAAGGATGCCACCAGCCTGAGCAGCACCTTGCTGTTGAAGCAAATTGCCGATGTTCGTACCAGCAGCCTGAGCGCCTGCAGCGGTGCGAGCAGCAGACGCCTGACCGTACTGGGCTAAACCGCCGAGGTTGGCGAACTGCTGCTGGATCTGCTGTTGCAGCATCGCGGGACGGAACTGAGCCAGTGCAGCCTGCAAATTACCGCCACGCAGGCCACCCGTTGCAGATGCACGCTGCAGGAGCGCCTCCTCACCCTGACGAGCCAACGCCTGAAATTGCGGCGACATCTCAAGCGCCCGGATTGCAGCATCCTGCGTACCGGGTGCGCCTAAACCGAGCAGGTTTTGCTGCGCTTGGAACGCTGTAGCTCCACCCTGCACATAGGGTGAAAGCAGTTGCTGCATTGCATCGAACTGACGCCGCTGCTCGTCGATGCCCATCTGAGCAGCTTGAGTCTGTGCATCAGCAGCAGACTGGGCGGCTTTACGCTGAGATCTGGACGAAAGAAGCGCTGATGCGCCACCAACTAAAGCAGTTACTGGACTAGGCATCTTGAAATTCCTTCATGTACTGGTCGAAGCCTTCACCGTATAGGCGCATGACTTTGGCTGCATATTCGGTCGCAAACTCATTGCCTTTGCAGCACTGCACGACCATCAGAACCACATCGTAGTACCCCGCCCGCCACACGAATGACTTGGCATCGTGTTGCTGGCACCGCTCGGCCTCGTTCGCACCATGCCACTTGAGGATCATGGACGCGACAACAGGCAGCATCGTTGCCGAGTGCTGCATGAAAAATGGATTAGCGGGCATGGCGACCAGTGTTTGCCAGATCGCAGCGTTCAGGTCGGCAGGCTTGACGGCATCACCATCAGCCACATCATCGAAAACCTGAATGGCGTTCCACAGCATCAACAGCCAATCAATAGCTGGTGCTGGGAGATCAAACACTTGTTGAAGATTCTGGCGCAGCCAGTGTTCGTCGCTCACGGGGGCTATCCAAATGGACGAGTTTGGGCCACTGGAAAGCCCCGGCGCTCAGTTATCCGCATTATGCCGCATCGGGCGTATGCGTCAAGTAATCTCGCGCCCAGACACACGAATCGTGAGCGAAGTGGCCGCGCTGGCAATGGTCGAGATAAACCCGCTGGCCTCAAGCACCTGACCGACGAGTTCCTGGCACAGATATGTTTCACCAGGTACTACAGTTCGCTCGTCAATGACCAAGTTGGAGTTGCCAGCAGAGCCGCCAGAGGTCACGAGGTTGACGCTGAACGTGCGGTTCACCGTGTCCGTGTTGGTTACCGTGGCCTTGTCGATGATGGCCTTGGCATTCGTAGCGGTGTACTGCGTGGTCTGCGTTGCCTCCATCTGCTTGGGAGGAACGAGCAATTTTACGGTGACGGTCATTGGAACCCCTGAATGTTGTTGGATACCGTGACGATAATGGACGGGATGCCCGGATGCGGTGTAGCAGCGGGCACAGCAAGCAATTGCACCGAAGTATCCGTCACCGAGAACATGATTTCAACGTAGTCACCGGCCTTCAAACTGAAGAAGAAGTTCAGCGCCGTGAAGATTTCAGAATTGTTGCCTTGAATCCTGATCTGACTTGCCGAGTCGGCGACATCAACGCCGTTCTTGCGGAACCAGATGAAAAACTCAGCCGTGCCGCCCGTGGTCTTGTCAAGCTGAACAGACAACTGCAGGTTGTAGATACCGTCCGTATCCACAGTGATTTGCGACGAGGTGGCAAGAAACACACCAGACGACAAGTCGGTCGTATTGAATGTGATCGCAGTTGCGGTGTTGATAGCGGCAGCGGTCTGCGTGGTCGTGTCGTAGAACGACCCGTACCGGGAGCGCTTGTACTCACGCTCAGGCGGCGCAGTGGCGAGCAACTCCACCATGTTGCTCAGTTGCGCGAGCGCATCGAGGGCTTGCTGCGCCTTACTCTCAGCTTGAAACGCCACATCGCGGGCTAGCACAGCGACAGCATCTACCGCCTCAACAGCCTTCTGATCCGCGTTGCTCGCTGTCAGCGTGATGTCGTTGAGCGTGGTCGGCTCAAGCTGCTTAACATCCGAAAACAGTTTCTCAAACTGCTTGACCTGCTCGTGATCCTGCAGGAACGACGCAAGTTGATCCCGCGTGAGTTTGAGCTTGGTTGCCATGATCAGTAGTTTAGCGGTTCAATCTGCGCCTCAAGCCGCACGAACGACAAGTGCGCCTGACTGTCGCCACGGAACCGCTGAACGCGCCAGTGGCGCATGTTGCCCTGCTGGAACCAAACGAGGCGCTTCTGTGTCTGCCCGGTCGAGCCAATCTGGATCGCTCGATCTTGGCTCCACGCCTGCCCGTCGTATGAGTACGAGGTGCTGATCCACGGGTTCGTGCCCAGAGCAACCCGGCCCGTCAGTGCGACGAGTTCAAGCTGATGGAACAGTGCACCCTTGCCGTCGTTGTACACGATGGTGGTGCCGAACTCCCAGCGCACCGTCTCGCCCCAGTGCGTCGCAATCGTGTCAACGCAATAGCCGATTTTAGTGCTGGTGGGATCGCCCACCATCCACTTGTCGTAGGCCCAGACGAAGTTGCGGGCGCGGTACTGCGCGAAGTCAACGATGCTGCTGGTCATGACGAACCAGACCTGCTGCTGCAGCGCCTGACTCGATGCTGCGTCGTAGACTAGGGTGCGATCCGGCAGATGGACGTACAGTAACTGCTGCGCCTTGAGGTTACGAGCCTCCAGCTTGACCTGCGCCAGTTGAGCGTCGGTGTACGTTGAGAGGATCTCATCGACATCTTGCGTACTGAGCTTGGTCGCCATGGCATTAGCGCCAATGTAGATCGCAGGCGCTTCGTTGCGGCCAGAGCCAAGGAAAGCGATGGTTTCTTGGTACACGCAACAGGCTTGAGTGCCTACGGCACCCTTCTGGATCTGGGCACCCTCGATGCGCTCAAACGGAAAAAGACTGCCGCCAGCGTTGTCGAACACCTCGATGGTGTTGCGGTTGATGGCGTAGATCTCGTTTCGGAGTTTCAGGATCGCAACAATGGGGTCTGGGTCAGCCTCAGACGATCCGTATTTGATCGGGTTGACCTGCAGCGGGTCGCTCAACTCAGTGACGACAAGGTAAGTGCCGTCCGTGGTCATGAAGTACCCATCTACCCACGCAAAGTCTAGGACTGTGCCGAGGTCGGGATCGGTGACCTGCACCAGCCCGAGCGTAGGCGACCAGTAGAAGAAGTTGCCCACGGAGCAGACAGCCAGTCGGTCGAAAGAGTAGTCAAATACGACTAACTCGGTTGTGCCACCAACATCACCCAGAATGGTGATTACGCCGGCGTCAGAGATGCTGACGAGTTTGCTGCCCATGACGCGGTACAGCACCCCATTCCAAAGGATGCCACCCCGATCTACACCAGGCCCGGTAGCCTGCTCGACCAGCCCGTCACCAGGCCGCAGGTAACCCGAACTGATGCCCTGCACCTTAGGTACAGGCACCATGTTCACAGGGTAGCTGCTGCGAAGGTCTGGGCCTTGGTCAGTGTAGATGCCGCTGACGATGGGGATTTGCATGTCGGTTAGTGGTCAGAGCTGATGGGTCATTTACCAACCCAACCTGTGTTGCCAGTGCCGGATTCTTTGACGTATAGAGTTGTAGTTGCTCCACCATCAGTGCGGGTGTACAGAGAGCCAACTGTTGCAGTCACAGCACCTTCGGGGGTTCCTGCGCCGCTTGTCCAAGTAGCAGTACCAGCACCAGGACGGAAGTTGGTACTGTAGCTGTTTGACCAACGCTGTGAAGATGTGCCAAGACTTAGCGTGTTGTCAGTCTGCGGTCGAAACCCACCACTGTAAAACTGAGCAATCGTGGTCGCTGCAACGACCGCGTACACGCCTCCGCTGCCCGAGGCTACGTTTGTAAAGTTTGCGCCGTTGTTTGCGCCAATCGTCCAATCATCAGAACTGCTTAATGTAATGCCGTTGTATTCGGTTCCTGTGGAGTCAAGAAAACGCAGCGCTTTGTTGTTCGCCAAAAATAAATTTGAG